CATCCCATTCTGCACCGTAACCTTCATCTGTTTGTTGTTCTTCTACCATCTCACCACTGAACATATCAATGGCTCTTTCAGGTAGGGTGACAATAGAGGATGCAGTATCTTGCAATCCTCCACCTATAGCAGATCGGATTTCCTTAGAGAATCCTCTTAATCCGCCACCACCTTCTTTATTTCTAGGATCATCAAACTCCGCTTGAGCTTGTTCCTGTTGTTGTTGGAGTAAAAGTTCTTGCTCTCTTTTTTGAGCTTCAATCTTTTCATTCTCCTCATATATTTCATTGAACTCAAGTGCAGAATCCTGTATAGCTTGAGCATCAATGTCAATCTGATAATCAGAACTCATAATGCATTACCGTAGTAATTAAAATTTTCTTCGTACTTTATCTCTGTCGAGATATTCGTCTATTTCTCCTACAAAAGGTTCTTTGTTGCCCGTAGCAAATACACCTCTTTCAACCCATTGATTGCCGTTCCAAACTATAAATGTTCCCTGTTCTGTTCTCTGCCAATCTCCTCTACGTGGTTCTAATTTACCAAGTTGTGGAGTAACTCCAAGAACTTTCTCTTGTAGATCTTCTGGAAGATTTATTAGTTGTTCGGAACTAAGATCCATTCTGAACTCAGAGAGATTTGTGTCAATCTCTTTTTCAAGAGCCTTCATTGCAGATGGCAAAAGAAATTCGATTTCATCGTAATCAATCTGTGCATCGTCTTTAAATGCTTCAATCTTTGCTCTAGCTACTTTTGCTGGAGATGGATGGTGAGATAGATAAAATTGAACTTGAGGATCTAGTTTTTCATAAGCCAGTAAGATATCGGACTTAACTGGTTTATCTTTACCATTTGCCTTGTTATATATTTCTAGCTGTTTATATTGAATTTCAGCTCCAGTTACGCCAGGAATTTTGGCAGCAAGTTGATCATAAAATAAGTGTGTTTGACCTGTTGGCAAATCAGCAGCTTCTTGAATTACATCTTCAGTACCAAAGATAAGACCAGTGTTAATAATTTCTGGATTTATTGTTTTTATATGCTCTTCAGCTTTAATTAGCTCTACATTTCTTATTTTATTTTTATCTGTATTTACAACTAGGTTATCGTAGACTCCACTATTTGTTTTTGACTCTATATCTTTTAAAGCAAGAATATGTGCATCTACTGCGCTGTCAGCAGTCTGCATATGTTTAGCAAACAATAATGGATATTCACGTTCAGCATTTTCAACAATATTATTCCATTGTGTGGATTCTTTTCCAGGGGCTACACCTTGTTGTTTTGCATGTGTTGTTGCATAACCTTTAATTTGACTTTTAGCAAGAGCTTTAAAATCACTAGATGGGGCGAGAGGATTACCAGTTTTAACTTTAGTTAAGTACTGGGCTTCAAGAAATGGATCACTAAGTTTAAGTACTTCTTCTTCTGTAATAGGTTGACCTTTATTAAGTTTGTAATCTAATTGTGCTTTGATAAGAATATCGTCACCTGATTCTTTGGCAAATCTATTTTTAACAAATTCAGGAAGGTTACTACCACCTTGAGTTATGTCCCAATTTTCAGTCATGTATTGTGCTAACTCAAGTTTAGTCATACGAGTTTCACTCTCGTTTTCTATCTCCTGTATTTTTTCTACAAAACCTTTTGCATAGTTAGTTCTATTTAATTCTTTATTTTCAAATACACCTTTTTTAGCATTCTCTATTTCATTAAGAACACTTTCAGCCCATAAACTATTTTCAGTTCCTCCACCTAATTTATCTATAAGTATTTTTGTCTTATCACCTTTAGCTGTTATTTCTCCAAATAAAACACTCTCAAATTTATCAATATTAATAACACCTTTCTTCATACCCATAAGACCTATGTTTATGAATGCTCTTTCAGCCTTAGCTATGTTGCCCTCAAAGTAACCAATATTATATTCTGATGCTTCTATAAAAGCTTCTAAGGGATTTTCAGAATTTAAAGCATTAGTTACCTCAGCTATCATTCTGCTCTGTTCTTTAAGAACATTTTTAGAAGTTACTGATTGATTGGCAGTTTCATAAAATGTTGATTCAGTTGTATCAAAAGCTTCTTTTAATTGATTCTTAGTGAACCTTAAATTAAAACCTAATTGATCAGCATTAGTAAGAATACCTTGTTTATATGCATCAAAAGCCATTCTGGCATCTTGAATACTATTCACTCCATCTGGGTAATTTTTTGTGTACCAAGGTAAAAATTCTGTACCAATTCTTGTTTTAATTTCCTCTATCATAAGAAGTCGCCTTCTTGCTCCATGAGGACCACTAAGATCTATAGTTTCGTAGGTAACATTATCTCCATCTGCTAAAGCTTGATTTTTAATAAAGTTTTCAGCCTTACCAATATCAAAAAGAGTTTTTAAACTTTCCTTATCTTTATCTAAAAGTTCCTGATCAATACCTTCATAACCTTTACTTAATAAATTTTGCCTTCTTTTCTCATTTAAACCATCTGCCATTTTCTTAGCAGTTGGTGCAAACTCAATAAGCTCTTTAATCATTTTTAAAGGCATCTCGGCATTCTTTAACCGAGTTTCATCATTCTCTCTTTCTAACTCTTCACGCCTGTCGTAACTTGTATTAACAGACTCATAGGTAGCTCCAATGGCAGATGCAAAGTCAGGAGCTTCTGTAAAATTAAAAAAACTGTTTGTCATTTAAGGTCCCCATATTCCAAATCCATTTGCGCCACCCATAGTTGCTATAGATGAACCAATAGATAAAGCATCCATAAATGCAGCTGCTCCAACGCTCTGCATAACAGGTTGTGGTGGTGCAACATCTGGTATAGGTTGAAATGCAACTTTTGCAAATGCCTGATCTTTAAACTGTTTATATTTAGATATTTCAGCTGAACTCTTACGTGCCAGTTCTCTATCATTAAGAGTTAATCTTCTTGCAATATCACTAACATCTCGACCATACTTTGCATAATCCATAGTTGCTCTTCTTCTGGTAGATTGACCAGTTTGACCAGCAGCTACTAATTTTCCATAAGTACTATCTTTAAGTAGTGTTCTAAATAATTCTTCGTATTTAAGTTGAGCCTCACCTCTTGCAAGGTCCATCATTTCTTGCTGATTAGTTTTAGCTTGAGCTTGAGCTAGACCAGCATTTTGTACGTCTTCTTCGTATTTAACTTTTTGAGCATTATAAATGGATATTGTTTGCATCCACTTACGCTCTCTTCGCTCATTTTCATAAGCATATCTTCGGCGAGCATTAGCATTAGCTGTTCTCGCTGCTGCCCCTAAACACACGGCAAAACTCCATAAATGGTAATTGATTAGGTCCGTGTTTTAATTCCCTTAAAAATTTGAACCCCAGGAATCTGAGTAGTTTTATATGAACTCTGTTTCGTTTATCAACGATGTTCCAAAGCAACTTCTCTTGTCTAC